CTGCATCTCAAATACAAAGGGCAGCCTCGTTGGGCTGCCCCTGGAATAACCTCCCCAGACACAGAAATCCTGACACTCCCAGTTCCTCCACCACACAACAAGTAAGCTCTCAACGCGCCAGATTCGTTCTGGCGCTATTTTTTTGTCCAGTGGCTCGGAGAAGAGATCCCATGCTGTCAAGCAATTATCTTTCGTTGTAAAATCGCAACATCATCACCAAACAGAAACAGCCTGAGCTACAGTCATTTACGATGATATTAGGGTTTTCACTCCCCCCCCCCATAAAATTCCATTTACCTTGAAAGCCTCTATTCAACCTCCTCATCTTGTCAGAGGCTACATCATGTCTAAGTTCAAATATTCTTTACTGGCCGCTTCAGTTACGTTATGTTTCGCATCTCAGGCAGGTGCGGCTTCTCCGACCTATGATTTAGGCGTGGTGACAGTTGATGGCGTTACTACTCCCGTTGAAGATCTTTCGAGCGGCTTTACTCTTGACCACACCGGAAAAGACATTTCAATCAAGGCGACTGGGAAATATGAAAATTCAACAAGTGGGAAACGCGCCATTTGGCTGACCACAAATCAGACTGGCACCATCAAGGGGCAGAATCTGGTTGTTGACTCTGAATTCGGTCGAGGTATTCAAGCAGGCAATGGTGCCAAGATCAACATTGATGTCGCTGGCGATACTGTTGTAAGTGCCAAGGGGGACGTCGGCCTCTTCGTTGCGGGAGCCGGAAGCTCTTTGTCCATTAAGACTGGAACGCTCACTCTCAACATGGACGAATCCTCGACTTTCGGTATCCATGTTCAAAATAATTCTCAAACGCCAGAAGCTCCGGATAACACGGCTTTTGTCAAGGTTAAGGCTGACACGATTACGATCAACGGTGGGGAAATTGGCGTTTCCGCATACTCCAACGGAAAAATCGACCTGACTGGCGACCTTACTGTGACGGCCAAGCACGCGATTGAAGCGCGTGGTAACTCAACCATCAACATTAATCAGGACGGCAAACATAAGACCGTGCTCACCGGCGACATTGTTTTCGGCACGCCGGCAACTTCAGATGACTCCCAGAACAGCGGGAATTTGATCGATGCAGATGTGAATATCAACCTTGTCGGCACGGATTCCGTATGGACGGGACGTGCATTTAAGCAATGTGGCACATTTGAAACAATTGACTCCGATATGGAAGATTTTTATGGCGATGTCAGCGGATTCAACGTCCAACTCTCCGACAACGCCAGTTGGCAAATGACGGGCGACAGCTTCGTCAATACGCTCGGAGTGAAGGATGGCAGCACTGTCGTCGTGAACAAAGCGGTTACCAAGCTCAACGCTGATACTGTCAACCTTTCTGGCGGTTCTTTCGATGTGCAAGGCAATGCCGCTCTTAATGTGGACGCTTTGGAGGGGACGGGGGGTACCGTTAGCCTCGCAGCAACGCTCAACGACAATCAAACCATCGAATCCGGTACGTTGACGGTTAATCAGGCAGGAAACGTCAAACTTGACGTGTCCGTGACTGGTTTTACGGCGGACGATGTCGTTGATGCAGAGGCGACTATGGACTCTCTCGACAATAAGATTGTCGTTACTGGCAATTCCGAGCTTAGCAAGACGAACACCATCGCCGAAGGCGACATCAACGGGGCCATCTCTCAGACCGTCGACAAGGACGGTAACAAGGGCGAAATCCACCAAGAAGTAAACCAGAAGCTCGACGGTTACAGCTCCATCGCTGCCTTGTCTGCTGTCCAGTGGCGTCATGAAAACGACACGCTTTTGAAGCGCATGGGCGAACTTCGCGATGCCGATGGTACGGTCGGTGCCTGGGCTCGTATTTACGGCTCTGAACAGGAATACGGTGCGCAGTCCGTCAATGCCAAGAACACCACTGTTCAGGTAGGTGCTGACTATGACGTCGGTGCCGGTTGGAAGGTTGGCGGTGCTTTCTCCTACACCGATGGTTCGTCTACTTTCGACATGGGCGAGAGCGACAGCGACATGTACGGTGTTTCCGTCTATGGTACGTGGCTTGCCGACAATGGTCAGTTCGTCGACCTGATCGCGAAGTATTCGCGCCTGTCGAATGAATTCACGTCCGGCACCATGAAGGGAGATTTCGACAACAATGCGTTCAGCGTGGCCGCCGAATACGGCTGGCACTTTGCTATGAATGATCTGGCATTTGTCGAACCGTCCGCAGGTGTCACCTACGGTCGCATTATGGGCGATGACTTCGTGGCTCACAATGGGGTTCGTGTCGAACAGGATGACTACGACAGCTTGATTGGCCGTCTTGGTGTCCGTTCCGGCTTCTACTTCCCCGAACAGAAGGGCAGCATCTACGCTCGCGTGGCCGTACTGCACGACTTCATGGGTGATATGGAAAGTACGGCTTCGAAGGATGGCAATGTCGCTTACCTCAAGGACGAGCTCGGCGACACCTGGGTTGAATACGGCATCGGTGCCAACTTCAACCTGACGAATACTACCTACACCTTCGTTGATCTTGAAAAGACGACTGGTAGCGACGTAAAGGAAAACTGGCGCTGGAATATTGGCCTGCGTACGGTCTTCTAATTCAGAGGTAACAGTCAGTAGAGACGCCGGGGGCATCCCCGGCGTTTTTCATTTCTCCAGACTTACTGTTGCGTCGTGAACTCCGGCGTTTCTTTGAAGTAGGTCTGAACCTTCAGCAAGAAGCTCTGCGCTTTCTCCGAGAAGTACCTCGCACCTGGCAATTGCGGCTCGTTCCACTCTGCAGGCATCGGCAGAGGCTCTTCTCTCTCGATCTTGGTAGGCACGCTGCACCCGGTCAAGGTCGTCAGAGACGACGCACAGCATCGCGCCGAGCAGCATCAAGCGCGTTTTGTGCTGCAATAAGTTTTTCATAGGACTTCCTCCCATCGTTGGCGCGAACAATCGCGGCCTGAAGTTTGACATTGGCGATCTCCTCGCCGTAGAGCGCGGCCGCGTACTGGTAGCCGCCAATGAAGGCGTCGACCAACGCAACGCCCATGATGATCTCGGTCCTCATTCTTCACCCAGATAGAGCTTCGCTTCCGCTTGGCGGCGTCGTGTCAAGCCTGGGAGCACCTTGCCGTTGGCCTTGTTCACGTCCAAGAACTGGCGGGCGGCTTCTTCTTCGTCGCCGGCATTCACGGCGCGCATGAGCTTCGGGCACTTGTGGACGACATAAGAGACGCCCACGTTGAAAGCCAGGCTCACCAGCGCAATGACCTGCCCTTCTGTCACGTGAACATTGACGAAAGGGGCAAGCCCTCGCTTGACCTCCTCGACGTCCTCACGAAGCATCTCCCTCGACTGCTCATAAGTGATCTCGTCATGTTCGGTCACGTCCTGCGTGTGCCCGACGCCGATAGTCCAGATGCCAGCCGGGCACTTGTACGCCTGCAGGCGACAGCCCTCCCACGCCTCGATGAAGTCCATCGCGACTTCCGCCGAATACTCGCCAAAGTTATTCATTTCAAATCCTCCTTACTCACGCCGAGGCGCTTCGTGATCAAAAGCCCAGCGAGCCGGATCGCGCGGGTGCCGCCCCATCCGGCAAGACCAGAGAGCGCCCCGCACAGTTGAGGCGGAAAGCCTTCGTACGCCCAAATTTCGTAAGAGATCAACCCGCACACGGCGCTAATCGCACCATGCAAGAAAAACTCTCTCCAAAGGAACGCCTTCCCTTCTTGGACCTTGAGCAAATATGAAAGCCAGCCGCAGATCGTCGCAAAACCACCTGCGGCGACTAATATCTGGCCGTCACTTAAATCTCTGTATGGCATATAACCTCCCGCATGCCTTGAGTCTCTAACGAGACTTCAAGCACACGCGCACAAAAAAGCCCCCGAGACATAACCTCGAGGGAGCTTCAGGTTGGTTTCAAATCGGACGGGGAGCAGTCACCTTGGCCACACGCGCACGTGAAGACATAGCCCTTCCAGAAACCGCTCTTTGTTTCATTACAGCAACAGGGTTACTACCTATTTTCACCTCATCAATAAAACACCTCTATTTCGCATTTCTCCATATTTTTCAACAAGTTAAAGGAAGGAAGGAAGGAATTGCGAACTTTTTCCCCGCCTCGTAGGAGGCCCTCAGGCTTCTGCCAAAAGCCTCTTTCACTCACTTTCTTTGGGATTCTTTACCATGTTCAAGAAATCTCTCGTTGCTGTTGCCGTTCTCGGCGCAGTTGCTTTCTCCGCTCAGGCTGCTGATGTTCAGCTCTATGGTCGTATCGACACGGGCGTTCGCTATACCAATATTGATGCTGACGTTGCCAATCAGGATGATGTCTCCAAGTTCGAAATGTCCTCTGGCAACTCCACGGGCAACCGCTTTGGTTTGAAGGCCACTGAAGACCTCGCAATGGCATGAAGGTCGGCTTCGTTCTTGAGAACGGCTTCAACTCTGACGACGGCGCTCTCAAGACCACGAATAAGCTTTTTGACCGCGAAGCCAACCTCTTTGTAACGAGCGACTTCGGTACGTTGTCCGCGGGCCGCGTTGGCATCCTTAATGGTACGGCTGGCTCCTATGCCATTGGCAACTTCAACCCGTTCGGCACTGGTTGGGGTGATGTCGGTAACCAGAGCTTGCTCTGGGGCGCCGGTTTCGATTCTCGTTATGACAACATGTTGACCTATGTCACGCCTGATTTTGCGGGCTTCAAGGTCTACGCCCAGTACTCCTTCGGTGAAAACGGTCACGAAAACAAGTCGTCCACGAACCGTTACGCGGCTCTCGGTGCCACCTACACCGTTGGCGGTCTCAATGTTATTGGTATTGTTGATACGATCAATAAGAAGTCTTATGACTCCGCTACCAAGACGACCAGTGATGTCGATGACACGTATCGTGTTACGATGGGCGGTTCTTATGACTTCGGTATGGTCAAACCCTTTGTTGCCGTTGGCTACTTTAAGGACGGCAAGATCGGTGACTTGCTCGGTACGTGGGCCGCAGAGGCCAACCACAAGGCCAATCTTGACCGCTACTATGACGGTTACGGCTTGACGCTCGGTGCTTCTATGCCTGCTTTCGCCGGCACGGCTCATGCCATGGTTGGTTACATGGATGCCGAATATGCTTCTGAAGCAAACGGTACTGTCACGTCGGGCCGCCAGATCGATGTCACCCGCTTTGTCCTTGGTGCTGGCTACGAATATCCGCTCTCCAAGCGTACCCTTGTTTATGCCGACCTTGGCTACTTTAAGGATGAGGTCGATGCGGCAAACGATAAGTTCGACTATAAGCCTGAAGCCTATCAGGCCGCTGTTGGCCTCGTCCACAAGTTCTGATCGAGCACTTACTACGAAGGTGTGACGCTCTAGCGAGAGACCTTCTGTCACGCCTTCACCGCCCGTAAGATGCGCCCCCGCTGGATTCCTCATTTCCATGCGGGGGCGTTTTTGTATCTCTCCTCAGAAGAGGACGTTGTACAGCCACGTGCAGAGAACACCGGCAATGAAGCCGACCAGCCCCCAGAAGAGGCGCGTCTTTCGACGGGTCTCCGCATCGAGCAGAGCCTTCTGGGCTTCCACCTTGGCGATGAGATCGTCGGTCACTTCCCCGACCTTGACGCCGAGCTTGTCGAGCCACTCCTTCACTTCTTCCTTCGTCATTTCAGTCACCTTTTCCTTTAGGGAAGCTCTTCAAAAGTACCCTGAACAATCGTTTGCACAGAAATTTAGCCTGTGTAATAGACAAAAGCTCTCGGAGCGCAAAATTAAAGAGGGCTTTTGAAGAGCTTCCTTAGCGCCTCTTCCAGCGCCTTGACAAATAAATTCCACATATAAAAAAACGCCAGAAGGCGGTGTGATAAAGTTATGTGTACATCCCATGCTCATGGTTGAGCCAACAACCGTGAGCCTTTTTTGCATTCATATTAAATATGTATCAACCCGTTACCCCCCCCCGAATAACCGTCAATTAAACATCACGCTCGTCAATACTTGGCGCGTCGTCAATGCCAAGGGCGGAACAGAAAAGGTTTTCTGTGACATGGCAAACGCTTTTGTGCAAAGAGGACATAACGTCACCGCCATTTGCCTTGACGAAAATCAAGGCCAACCAGGCTTTCCGATAGATAGCCGAGTTCATTTCATCAACGCCTATCATGCCCAGATACCGCTCTCATTAACGAAACTTGTCCGAAAGCTTCGTTCGCTTAGGGAAGCTCTTCAAAACCCCCATCTTTGAGCGATGGGGGAAGCAGTTTTGTTTAAATTGAGGACTCCAGACCAGAC